TTACTAGGGTTATTGTGTGCGATACTACCAGAAGCATATCGCACAGTTCCCATTGCAACTTTTAAACCTAATTTACCCGCAGATTTATTCTTTGGGTCGTATACAAAATCATCAATAACAAGTTTTGAGTTTTCTGTTACCCTAACTTGTGTATCATCTTCAAAAGAAATACCTACAACACCGTTACCGGTTTGTACCAAATCATTACTATCAACTCCAACATTCTTTTTAACTTCTATACTAGATTTGTTTCTAGTAATTGAAGCAACACCTTTTTGTTCTGTTACAGAACCAATTGCAGCATTAGTGTTGAACGATAGAAGTGATATTGTTAGTACCACTAATACCACTACCTGTGATATTAACAATCGCTGTGTTTGCATTTGTTGCTCCATCTTGTGTAATACTTACTGAGTTGTATCCACCAATTACATTAAGGTCAATTTTATGTCCACTAGCACCCGATTGTGTTGTTGTGATATTATTTTTATTACCTGCAATTGCAATTTTAGTTTCGACATTTTTACTATTAATATTACTAACTACTGTATTATAATTACTTGTACTCTGATTATCAGTAGAAACTCCACCATTACCAAGTGTACTACCAATATTTAATTGATATCTGTAATTATCTGCTTGTCCAGTTGTTCCAATATTTAAAGTAGTGGAGTTGTTATCACCATTAACATCGATACCAAGTAAGCCACCATTGGTACCAAGATTTCCCATATTAAGTACTGTCGCATTAGTATTACCATTTTGTCTAATATAAGCTGTTGAGTCTCCACCAATAAAATTGCCTGTGATATTATTATTCATACCATCTTGAATGACAGTTAAATTCATATTATTTCCATCAACAACAAATGCTGGAGAAATTAGATTATTGGGGTCACCAAAATTATTTCCAGAACCTGTTTGTGTAATAGATACGGATGACATATCAGCGTTTGTCTGGTCAATATAAACAGAGTTACCTCCACTATCTACTGCACCAGATGAACCCATAATAAAAGTTAAGGCGATAGCAATAACTATTTGGCCAAACTTTAAGGTTTTCATTTTGTTTCCTTTAAATTGTCTTTTTTAACATACATCTTTGAACCATCCTTTAATGTTACTTCAACAACATCATTATATTCTGTTGGTACAACTTTTACTTCTGTATCCTTAACGTAATATTTGAAAGGTCCGTATAGTGGTCCATTCAAATTTGATTTGTTATAATATAGTTTTACAAAATCTTTTAAATAATAAATTTTTGGTTTTTCTTCTACAATTGGTTTAACAACTTCTTTAACTACGACTGGTTCTGGTTTTACAACTTCTTCTTGTTTACCTGATTTAAATTTCCATAAACCTTTTTTTTCACCATCGAAAATTAATTCTTCTACTGCTTTTTCTGTTGCAGCTTTAAGAACAAAAATACCAACTTCTGTTGAGGACATACCAATTTCATTCTCAAAGGCTTTTGTTCCTTCATCAAAAAATTTAAATGTTGCTATACCAACTTGATAACTCAATAATGTCTTTCTTACATTAGTTGTCAATAACACCTCACCCGTTTGGGTGCTGACCACTCTTAATGATATCGTTACAACATCTTCATTATATGATGTTGATGGACCAATTCCTAACCATCTCCAACCAAATCCACCTGTTCTTATGTTTGTATCATATGAAACAATGACTGCTTCAAGTATCATACCAGCATAAAGAATTGGTCTTAAATTGGATGGATCTTTTGCCTCATCTCTTGCCGACCTAATCAGTTGCCGTTCTTTTAATAAATTATCAAGTCCAACTCTTTCTACTACTCTAAACCATTGTCCATCACCAATATCTTGTAAAGCTTTAATCAATATGCCTTCGCCACCTTGTGTTACTGCTGTAGAAAAACTTGCAACACCAGGTTGTTGTTTTCTTTGACCAGTCGCATCTTTAAATGAATATACTGCAACAACAATTTTACCATCATGTGGTGGAGGTACTTCTCTAACAACCTTTTTAGTTTCTTGTGGTTGTTGTAATACTTCAGCATCATTCGTTTCAAATTTCATTGGAGAAAGTGGGCCTGTAGCGGCACAACCAAATAATCCAAAACACATTAAAATAATCAATATTTTTTTCATTAGAATTTTAAAGTCCCAATTGGTATTTGAATTTGTGTGATATTACCATCAGCACCGGTAACAGTTAATGAAATTTGGTCGGCTGTTTTGGTATAAACAATTGTGTTACCTTCAATCGTAACAGTTCCACTATTTTGTGGATTTTCTCCAAAAAGATTGTTAACTAATTGTGTAGACAACTGAGCATATACACGGCTTTCGAAATTATTTAAAAACTTTTGAAGATTTGTATTATTGGCGGCTGTTGCCGCATCTTTGGCTGCTTGTAGTCTGGCAGCTTCTAAAGCTTGTCTACGAGTAGTTTCAGTATTTTCTATTGTTTGAACGTGTGAAGAATACCCAACACCACTAAATGAAGGAGATTTAAATTGAAACGTTTGTTCTGCACATGCTAAACTACTTTTTAGTATTAGTAGAATCGTTATTAGTTTTTTCATCTTTAATGTCTCGCATCATCAACACAATGTTGATTTTTTGGTTTAACCTAATTAAATCATTATCCAACATTCGTACACGGTCAATTAAAGCAATCAAAACATTACTGGCTTCCGAAAGAACAGGTTTAATCTCCTGAGTAGCCCATTTCCATACATAAAATATAAGATAACCCATGCCTCCAGCGGCAACAATAGGAAAACCATATTTGTTAATTAACTCTGCTATATCCATTATACAGGTATGTATTTTTCTGTTTGATATTTTTGTCTAGCTAATTTTGTTAATTTTGCTTGACAGGTTCTAATTTCTTTTATTAAATCAGTTTCATTTACATCAATTAGGTAAGAAATAGCAAAATTGGCTGCATCCTCAAAATTGATAGCTGCATCTTCTAAATCATCCATACTTTTATATAACGGCATTTTTAATCCTTTCTAGCATCATTTTTACCATCGGCCCGTGCAATACGGTCGATATCCGGTTTTACACCCATAGCGCTTGACATCAGAGTATCAATTCTGATAACATCATGGTTCATTGTTTTAACACGATTGTCTAATGCGGTAATAATACCACTCAACGATTTGACAGAGGATGTAACCCCAGCAAGAATGAATTTTAAAGTCAAAAACACAAAATAACCAGCCGCTAAGGCTGAGGCTATTGGAAATCCTACTTCAGCAACTAATTTAAAAAAGTCCATTTTTATATTGACAATTGAGTTAAATTATAGTATAATCAATGATACATCAATATATGTTTCAATACATACTTATTTATGCCAGTTAAATTTATAAAGGAAATCAAATGGATATCAAAATTTTGAAGTTAAATACAGGAGAAGAAGTACTTGGAGAAGTAGAAATTGAATCGGAAACAGAAATTGTATTAGTAAATCCTGTTGGAGTTGCTATTGTCCGTGGTAAAGATGGTCAACCAAACGTAGGATTTGCTCCATTTCCGTTACACGCTGAACCAAAAACAGGTCAATCTATTGCCTTTGCTAAGAAAAATGTAGTATACTCCTATGTTCCAGCACAAGAATTTATAGATAATTATAATCAAATCTTTGGTGCTGGTATTGTTCTTCCTAATAAACAACTTATTGTAGGTTAATTTGAATTTTTATACAAGCGTACAAAGTTTTAGTAATTATATCCTGTATCGGGGTATAAAAAATGGTAAAAGAGTGAAAGAGAGGATTGATTATTCTCCTTCACTTTTTCTGCCTTCTAAACGAATAACTAATTATACCAATCTTGAAGGTGAATATCTCGACCAGAAAATCTTTACTGATATTCGGACAGCTAGAGAGTTTATTAAACAATTTGATGGCGTTCCAACATCACCAGTTATTCATGGTCAAACTAGGTATGAATATGCCTTTATTGCTGACGAACATAGAGGTATGGTCGATTATGATTTTGAGAAGGTTCTAATTGGTGTAATCGATATTGAAGTTGGTTCTGAAAATGGTTTTCCTGACCCGTATGAAGCCAATGAACCAATTACCGCTATTGCTATCACCTATCTCAATGATAAAACATATGTGTTTGGTTGTGGTGTTTATGAAACACAAGGTGACGAAATCTATGTAAAATGCAAAGATGAATATACTTTGTGTAGAAAATTCATGGAACTTTGGACTAAAAAATGTCCAGATATCGTTACTGGTTGGAATACAAAGTTCTTTGATATACCATATTTGATTAATCGTTTTCGTAAAATTCTTGGAGAACCTGATTCTAAAAAATTATCTCCATGGAATTTTATTGGTGAACGTAAAACAACAATAAATGGCCGACAATTAATTGCATATGAGTTGTTGGGAGTTGCATCTCTTGACTATATAGAGTTATACAAATGGTATGCTCCTGGTGGTAAATCACAAGAGTCATATCGTTTGGATGCTATTGCTCAAGTTGAGCTTGGTGAAGGTAAAATTTCATATGATGAATATGATAATTTACACGCATTATATCGATTAAACTTTCAAAAGTTTATTGAGTATAACATTAAAGATGTACAACTTATTTTACGTTTAGAAGATAAGTTAAAGTTGTTAGAATTGGCAGTAACTTTGGCATACGACACAAAATCAAACTTTGAAGATGTATTTGCACAGACCCGTATGTGGGACGCAATGACGTATTCTTATTTGTTGGAAAAGAATATCATTGTGCCACCTAGGATTGTAAAAGAAAAAGATGGAATGTTTGAAGGTGCTTATGTTAAAGAAGTTCAAGTTGGATTACATGATTGGGTTGCCTCATTTGACTTAAACAGTTTGTATCCTCACTTAATGATGCAATACAATATTAGTCCAGAAACACTTATTGAACCACAAGACTATTCGGATGAAATGCGTAAAATTTTATCAGAAGGTGTAACTGTAGATAGGTTGTTAAAGAAAGAAATTAACACAGATGGTTTAGTAACTGCAACATTAACACCAAACGGTCAATTCTTTCGTACAGACACTAAAGGTTTCTTACCTACAATGATGGAAGAAATGTATACCGATAGAAGTAAGTTTAAGAAGATGATGTTGAAGGCGAAGCAAGAATATGAAAATGAAACTGATGAGAGTAAGAAATATGAAATTGAAAAACGAATTGCTAAGTATAATAATATCCAGTTGGCAAAAAAGGTCTCCCTTAACTCAGCTTACGGTGCTCTTGGTTCTCAGTATTTTCGTTTTTATGATTTACGCATGGCACTTGGTGTCACAACAGCTGGTCAATTAAGTATTCGTTGGATAGAAGCAAAGTTAAACAATTACATGAATAAGGTACTAGAAACAAAAGATGTGGATTACGTTATTGCGAGCGATACTGATTCAATTTATCTTCGTCTTGGAGAATTGGTTAATCGTGTCTACAACTCACGAATACCTGATACAGAGGATGTTATCAAGTTCATGGATAAAGTCTGTAATGATAAACTGCAACCACATATTGATAATTGCTATAAGGAACTTGCTGAGTATCTTAAAGCACCTACACAGAAGATGCAGATGAAACGTGAAGGTTTGTCTAACAAAGGAATCTGGACTGCCAAGAAACGATATATTCTGAACGTATATAATAATGAAGGTGTACAATATAAAGAACCTGATATGAAAGTCATGGGTCTTGAGATGGTAAAATCATCTACTCCATTTGTAATTCGAGAAAAGATGAAACAAGCAATTAAGATTATGATTAACGGTACAGAAAATGATATGCACAATTTTATTTCTGAATTCAAAGAAGAATTTAAGAATCTTCCACCAGAAGAAATATCGTCACCAAGAGGCTGTAATGGCTTGGCTAAATATCAGGATGCTCTATCGTTATACAAATTAGGTACACCAATTCATGTTAAGGGTGCTATATTGTATAATCATTATCTTAATAAAATGGAGTTAACCAAAAAGTATCCTTTGGTTCAAGAAGGTGAGAAGTTGAAGTATAGTTATTTAAAGATGCCAAATCCTTTTAAGGATACAGTCATATCTTTTCCAGGAAGATTACCCAAAGAATTTGGCTTACATGAGTTTATTGATTATGATACACAGTTCGACAAATGTTTTTTAGAGCCCATCAAAGTTATTCTTGATTGTATTAAATGGAAGACCGAGAAGATGAGCACACTTGACGATTTTTTTAGTTAAAGGAATATTATGAGTTTATTAGATAAAATCAAAAAAAATAGTACGATTCAAGAATCATCTATTTTATCAAAATCAAAATTGTTTACAGAAAAAGATATGATTCCTACTTCTGTACCAATGATTAATGTAGCACTTAGCGGTAAATTGGATGGAGGTTTAACTCCAGGTCTTACTATGTGGGCAGGTCCATCAAAACATTTTAAGACTGCTTTTTCACTTTTGATGGCAAAATCTTACTTGGACAAATATGAAGATGCAGCGTTACTTTTCTATGATTCAGAATTTGGTACTCCACAATCTTATTTTACTTCCTTTGGAATTAATCCTGATAGGGTTCTTCATTCTCCTCTTACCGATATTGAAGAATTAAAGTTTGATATAATGAAACAATTGAGTGAAATCAAACGTGGAGATAAACTCATTATTGTGATTGATTCAATTGGTAATTTGGCATCAAAGAAAGAAGTTGATGATGCGATGGATGGAAAATCTGTTGCTGATATGTCAAGAGCAAAACAAAATAAATCGTTGTTTAGAATGATTACGCCACATTTAAATCTCAAAGATATTCCAATGATTGTAGTTAATCATACATACAAAACTATGGAATTATACTCTAAAGATGTTGTAGGTGGTGGTACTGGTTCGTATTATTCTGCTGATAATATTTTTATTATTGGTCGTCAACAAGAAAAAGAAGCTGGCGAAGTCAGCGGTTACAATTTTATAATTAACGTGGAAAAATCAAGATATGTTAAAGAAAAATCTAAAATCCCTATTACTGTTAGTTTTACTGGTGGCATTAGCCGATGGAGTGGTCTACTTGACGTTGCTCTCGATTCAGGACACGTTACCAAGCCGTCAACCGGGTGGTATAGTAAGGTCGATGAAGATGGTGTAATTGAAGATAAGAAATATCGTATTGCTGATACCAACAATAAAGAATTTTGGTTATCAATTCTTAAAATGAAATCATTCCAAGATTATATTGAAAAAACTTATCGTGTCGCTTCTGGTGATATTTTGAGTGATGGTGAAGGTGGTTTGATGGAGGAAATGGCAAATGCTTGAAGGCTTTGATTATTGTTTCATATACCCTAAAAATGATGCTCAAGCTGTACATATTCGTTTAATGACTGGACCTTATACTGATACCATATTTAAATATGGTAAAGTTAAATTTGAGGAAAAGAATGGCGAAATGCATTTACTTTTCGCCTATGATGTGTTAGAATCTACTATTAACAAGCCAAAAAAATTGGAAAAAGATTTGGCATTTAAGAACTACATTGGTGATTTACTAGTGGAGATTATGAGTAGTAATATAGATGAGGAAATTATTGATGAAACTGGAACAAGCGATATTAACCAGTCTGATTTACAATGAAGATTATTTAAGAAAAGTTTTACCATTTTTAAACGAAGATTATTTCTCTGATAGAACAGAGAGGACAATATTCAATGAAATTACACAATTCACGCAAACTTATAATAACTCGCCGGAGATTGCCGCACTTAGTATTGCCGTCAAGGAAAAGAACAATCTTACAGATGAAGAAGTTCAGAAGTGTGAAGATTATCTCAAAGAAATGTCAAAGGATAGCGACCCAAAAACCGAGATTCAATGGCTTGTTGACAAAACCGAAAAGTGGTGTCAAGAGAAGGCCATATACAATGCAGTATTGGGGTCTATTTCTATTCTCGATGGGAAAGATAAAAACCGGGACAAAGGTTCGATTCCCAAAATATTATCGGATGCTTTAGCAATAAGTTTCGATACAACCGTAGGACATGATTACTTAGAGGACTCAGATGAAAGATACGATTTTTACCACCGTAAAGAAGAAAGAATTCCCTTTGATTTGGACTGTTTTAACAAAATCACAAAAGGTGGAC